GTTCGCTCTAAGGGCCAGGACCCTTTCTATGCATCGTGCACATAGATTTAATTTATACCTGGTCAGCATGACGTTGCTGTAATAACGTGTTCTTTACAAGGCAATACATGCTCCTCCCCATGTATTGGGACCAGAACTCACCATTAGTCTGGAAATGTTAGTTCGCAATTGGAACTGAAGCATACGCATATAACGGGGGTACATTCAAAAAGAAAAGCGGAGTAAAATCCGCGCCCGCAGCGCAATAGCCTTCTATGGCACCACCCCTTTCAATACCAAGAGAATTCTTGGTAAAAGCTAGATCGACAACCAAATTATTTTGGCGCATATCATAAGTAGTAGGGGGTTGGTTCCAATAGTCGGCAGACGCTAAAGCAAATTTGAATTTGCTGTAGAAAGGAACTATCACACTTACACCACCACGCGTGGGCTGATAAGTGAGGGCGGAACCTTTATCGCCAGTTATCCTCCGCATCGTAGTGTCAGAACTCCCTGTATTCTCACTAGTGAGGGGACCTGAAGTTGTAGTCAAAGCCGGAGCAGTAAGTGAATACTTACCTCGAGAAACTCGAAAACTCCTAGCCATTGAAGCACTATTGAAGTTGAAAGTCCAATCCACTGAGCCTTTCCAGCCAACAAATGCGGGAGCGATATAACTTAGATAGTTAAATCGCGACCACGTAAAACCGGTTGTAGCAGAACCTGGACCTGCTTGTTTCCAAGCAGTTTGAGTACCGCCATTATAACCAGGTTGACCGGGAAGGTTGAACAGTTTGAGTGTCCTCTGGGCTAAATCTGCACTATTATCAGGCAGTGCCCAGGAAAACACGAAGGATTTCCTTTGCCAAACTTCTCTTAATGAAGAGATTTTCTCCCCAAAGTTGAGGAGATATTTGGCTTCAACTTCAGACGGTGTTCCAAAATTGGCTTCTTCTACTGAGTCGCCGGACTGAGGCACAAAATAACTCATATATAACGGTGAATCCGAATTGACGGAATCGACAGCTAATGAGGGATTCGCAACCTCAAAATTCTCGGCGGCCCTAACTGACAACATCCATTGAATTGGCTGGGTGTTTGGTCCTCTAAGCACATTAAAAATGCGCATAGTAAGAGTACCATTATCCTGTCCATCAATGGCATCAAACGTATTGGATCCCACCTGAACTGGATCATCATAAAATGGTCCATTGGTCGACAACCAAGCATACGCCTGATGATAAGGGACTCGAATTTCCACCTCTGGAGTAGAACCAATATCTACAACTACACTCTTCACAATACCCTCTGAAGATACTGTGTTGTTAAGACTAGTTGCTGCGATACCTGTAGGGTCCCACGAGATGATAACTCTGCCCTTATGGTACTGAGTAGCGACAAAGCGAAAACGCATGATAATGTCACCACGCCAGTGTCCAAACATACTAGCGACCCAGCTCATAGGAGAGTGCTGCACAGCAGTACTACCAACAGCTGAATTGGCCGTGTTCTGAAAGAACGGTGTAACCCGAGTGGTCATAAGTAATGTGTCGACGGCATCTGTGGTATTCCACGTACCGACTGCAACAATCGCTTCACGACCAGCAATATCCACTATATTCAAGGAATCCGGTGGGGCTCCAACAATAGTTGGGTCAACTCCAAGTGAAGCCTTCGGATCGAGAGATAATTTCTCTGACTGCGTAGAAATCCCAATGGTGGACAGAGAGGGAAACGCTTGAGAGAACATTGGCGCTGGATCAGCTAGTGTAGGTTGCGTTGAAAATCCAAATAAACTGGATATCCTAGCAACCGCACGTGCACCAATCGTAGCCGCCGTGGCAAACTTACCAATAACTGGAGTCTTCTCCAAGTTTTGGGTAATGTCAGCCAAAGCACTAGCAGGTTTGGAAATAATACCTGTGTTGTATTCGTCAACAGTGTCACTGGACTGCAAAACAGGTCCAACTGTAGAACCGGACAACTCAAGATCATCCATCCAAGCCAGTACTTGAACATGCGCTGATAGCGCTGCTCCTGTAACAGTGTCACTTGCGGAGCGCAAGGGTACCACGGTAATTGAGTTCAGTTCACCCATATTAGTGAAATCACTCAATATACCGACTCTCAACCAATCCTGAGGATGGAAAAACGGGAGGACCATCTCTCCACCAGTATTGGTTTGAGGGTAGATCAGAAACGAAGGTCGTTGAGACCTAGCGTTTATATCACACCCAGAACTACCAACCACTCTCGTATCAGTTCCAATTAATAATGGATTGTAACTGATTAGAGCGGCACCATACACAAAAGGTGTTGAATTAACCATCACCTTGATATGGAGGTTGCCTCTTAGAAAAGCGAAATTCGCCAATTTAGAAGTTACTTGGGTCTTCTGAGCCCACAATTGCCAAGGTTTGATAGTAAAATTACTACCACCATAAACATCAGTGGAAGGCCATGTGCGCTCATAAATAGCAACAGGTCTCTTGAAATAATCACCAAACGACTGATCTGGCTGGGTTGATGGGGCCATAATGTTGGTTGTTAAATCAACCGTCTTTTGGACCGATTCATCGTGGAACTGCATCACTTGTTCCACGGAAACAGACATATTCGGTGTAGAATATGAAGCATCGGAGGATTGAAACCTCCACAACATAAGATCAAGGGTAGAAGAAATAGTTGGCCGTTATTTAACCTATAAAGGGGCGACCAAGCCCCAATTAGGGTGTGTGAAATGTGCGTCCAGGACCACGCTTCACTAAAAAGTGATTTTGGGGAACGCCCGTCCAAGATACGTGTACATCCACTCTCCGTGTTGATTTCACAAGTCAACACAGCAGTAACTATGCACTACGACCACATTTTGGTTAAGACTTTATGGTGTAAGCCCATGCCACCAAGTGGCGCCACATATATTTATCGACCTTATGGCGTAGGTCTAAGCTCCACTAATTAAAGTGGCGCTTATCGGCTGTGTTCCAGAACCGGATCAATTCTTCCTCCCACGTTGGGAAGGTTGAATCAACCACATAGTCTTTAAGATCACATTTCTCCACCACGTCCATTAGTTCCTTGCGCCGCTTTTCGAATTCCTCTCTTCCATGAAAGAAGAATTCACGCATAGCACCACCAATAGATTGAATAAGCTGATTCTCTTGAGTCTCAGTCTTACTCTTGATATGCACCAGTAGAGGTTTTTCTATAGAAGATACATCTAAAGGTGCTAACCATGCCCCAACAACATCCGACCAAACGAACTTCCTTTTAAGGAGGGATAGTTTTTCCGGATCTTGATATTCCTTGGGCACTTCACTCTTTTCTGCATCAGTAACGGTTATACCGTACTTACCCAACGCTTCAGAGATAGTGCGCATGTTATACCAAGGACGATCAGTCACTCCCTGCCCGTTGTCATCACCGTAGGTGTACAATGAAACATACTTTCGGAAGCTCTCAATCTCCTTATCGGGGTTGAGATCCCAGTAAGCTAAACGGCATAAAATGCTGTTAGCCAAACAATTAAACATGACAGTTGCAGGATTTCCGGATGGATTAATACCCATAACCATCATGAGGTCGCCAAAAAAGTCCAATAACGCATAAGAACAATCCACATTGATACACTCAATAACCTGAATGTCTTCTTCAGTGTACTTGCCTGAAGTTTTCATAATCTTAATGATCACACGGAAAACAGAATGCATAATAACAGCCTTAATGGCCTGTATGTCAAACTGCTTGTAATCCATGTCCATCACATTAGCATGACTGAACAAATCCTTGGCAACCTCAGACCATTCGTATGAATTGGTAGCTATTCCTGGAAGAGCTTCAAAAGCTCTATGGTTCGTATAGAACAATCGCAGGAATGTCAGGAAATACATCCTAAACACAACAGACCAACCCACAGGAGCAGCATAGAAAACGCGAGTCAACTCTTTCCGAATCTTCTCAAATTTCCTAGCTTCATCCTTGAAAACGCACCGAAAGACAGGATATGATCGCTTCCCTTCCTTATAAGAAAGCAACACCATTTGGACGTCAGCTCGTATGGCGGGATCTAACACAATTGGTCCCGCCAATCCCTTAAACGGGTCCAGCGGCATTACAAAATGCTTTTTAGACTTATTATAAGGAAAGCCGGCACTCGTACCAATATTGATACGCTCCATATGTGGAACACCAGGTTCCCCATTGACAGCAATCTCTTCAGATACAACTCCAAGAATATCCTGCCAACCATCAGGAAGACTCTCCATGATTTCATCGGCAAGTCTATCAGCAATAGCATCAAGTTTTGCCGGATCAATGTTGGCAACAGGCTGAAGCATCTCCTTCAACGCATTGTGCTTAATCCTCCATCCTTTCATAACCGGTGCACCGTATCTCAACTCGTAACCTCGTGATAACAACTCCTTACAAATAGGAGTTTGTACCAAACCAGTCTTCGAATCAGAACGGTGTCCTGCAATCGAGCCAAAAACAGCGACAGAACCCTCTTCGATAAATCGAACAGGACTCTTAGCATGTAAGTCCACAATTTCTCGCTCATACCCAGGCTTATCGATTTTCATCTCACCAGCCTCAACGGGTTTATGGACGAAACGTTGAACTAATCCATCAACATCTTCTCGAGTAATACTAGCAACCAGGATATTATTGTTCAACATAAATCCTGCAGCATGAAGGCCGAGTAAGACAGGTCCGAAAGCAGATTCTCCAATCAATATGGAACCACAATCCCCATCCACAGTACGCGTCTGGGAAATGCCCTTCCACAAAGACGACAAGTACCCGATATCGGGTATAGTAGCATCTCCTTTCTGAATATTCCGCACCAAGTTCGGAGGGTCTAATTCCCCTCTAAAATTACGGCCTAACAGAAATCCATTGTATGAGCCTTTTAATTCTTTACTGCTCAGGAGTCCAATCATAGACTTCCGACTATCTAGAACGTCGAGCCAAACAAAAGCTAAATCCTTTTCAGGCATTCTAATCAACCGCGCTGGAAAGATTTCATGCCCACGGATATTAGCGGAGACACCAGGTCCAACTGGACCACGCAATATATCAACGATCACTCTTCCATCTTCACGATCAGGAATACCATGATTGTTAAATACATATAAGCGGTCCTGCAAACAAATAGCCCTCTGATTTCGCACCAGGCGCTTCTCTTCAGTTCCAATAACACGCGTTTTGCCCGTATCAAATACAAGCGTAATCATGTTATTTTGGTACACCTCAAGAAGGCGCTCTGGTGTGAACCCCTTGAGTCCAATACAACTCTTTCCTACATCGGCCGGTGTGGTGACATAATCGTCTTTGTACCAAACAACCTCATTGTCCAATGTGGAAGTCGAAATCTTGGCTCCCTGGGGTTTTGCTTCGGGCTTTGACATAATCCACTGAGCACCTTTCCATAGAGCATAGTACTGCATAGCTGTAAATGCGCAACTTCCAACTAATCGAACCCACTTAGGTGGTTCAAAAAGTTTAGAGTGGCGGCAAGCCATAACAATAGCCATTCTCTTACCAGCATATTTTTCATACGCAGCCCTACGCGCCATAGCTACTAGTCTGGCGTCAGACCACCATCTACAGACAATCCACTTGAATAAAGTGAAACGTAGTAGGAAAGTAAACAACCAAACAAATATCCATAAGGTCGGGGCTTCACGGAAAGGAGTGGTATCCAGCACAGCTGCAGAGAAAGTTTCAATCAAAACAGTGCGGTAATTCGCATCCACACACTCTCTTGATTGAGGTACAGGACAACCACACATATAACGCGGAAGGCGTACAGTATGGTGATCAGCGTCACAAAATTCGATAGTTCGCATAGCTTCACTAGCGAAAATAGCACGATCCTGATTTCCTCTGTGCTCGGCAATACGCTGAGCATAAAACCGGATGAAGTCCGCGGTGTTGTTGAAAGTCGCAAGAACTTTCCAATCAAACCCTTGTTCAGTGGTTCCATTTGCTGGCGGGGTTGGGACAGCTACTTCACAAGTAATTGTCCAAATATCCGGGAACTTCCCGTCAGGACGGGGGACAGCACTCGGATTCAACATTCCATTTTCCTGAGCGAATTGAGGTTTCACATTCAATGTTATAACCATATCAAAACGCCGGAGAATGGCCGCAGGATTGGTATAGTAACTCTTAACATTGAGATGCTTAGTGTTACTAGTGGCTAATACAAGTTCGGCAAGAACAGGAGTTTTACCTTTATCTTCTATAGCAGCCATAACGGGTACCATAGGAACAGTATTACAGACACCTAAAATCTCTTCAGATGTCTCATCTTTGCCTCCAACACGCGGGTTCTGTTTTCCAACTTCGTCGTACAATATAGTATGACAACTCGATTGAAAATTAGACCAATGTTTCTCAGCGGGATTACGCGGGTACATAAACCCATCCTCATTTGGAAGTCCAGCCACGCCACAAAAAGTGTAATACAAAAGCTTTGTAAATGCACTCTTGGCGATAGAAGTCCCTCCAGTTATAAGGGCCGCATACGGTTGTGGTCTGCTTTTAGCAGCAAAATCGCGTGTGATGAGAGAACTCTTTACGCGCTTCAGGTCCATCAACAAGTTGTTGACGAATCGCCTCTCGTATTGTTCATCGGCTTTCATCCAACGAACTATAGCCTCACCAGAATCAATGAGGTGATTTAACTCACCAATAAATTGATGCTTAGCTTGGCCATGCGGGGTAGGTTCGCTAACGTGTGGTTCCAAGCAACTCACCTGATCAGCTTTCGACAGCAGATCTTGTGTCTTAGACACCCACTCGTTGTATGATGTGACATTCGCCAATAGCGGCGCTACATCCTTACTCAATACACACTGGAAACCCATCGTGGTTAACCAGTGGAGTGTTTGCAAGGCACACATCATAAAATCCGTTTGCGCCAATATATTATTAGCAGAAACAGAATTCAAACCAGCTTCAACGTACCCTAGTTTAGCTGGTAAGTCTTCCATACCGCTCTTCGAAAAGAAGGCGACGGCACAGGCACTGGCCATTAACTTATGCATCTTCCTAAAAAGAGCAGAGTCCTTAAGACCAGAATATGATTCGAAGACACTATCAAGTGTCTGCGGAATCGGGTGCTCAGTTGCTGCAGCTGCACGGTTGGCAGCCATTTCACTCTTAAAAGTGCGCTCAAACTTCTGCAACTCAAGCATTATCTCAAATGCACCCTTCATAAAATACTGACACAAATCGTCAAGGTGCTTTCTGAGATATTTTAGGACACCTATATCTTTAAGGAAACGCAAAACTGCGACCCAGACATCAGAATGCCCAGTGCTACGATATAAATCATAACACAAAAACCCTAAATGAATAATAAAGGGCTTAGATTCAACACTCTTGAGTGTTGAAAAGAAGGTGTCGACCATAGACATAAAGTCAGCACCATTTTGGGGTACGGGCCTACCGTCACCCCAATATTCCACAACATCAAACGCTAGTTCATGAAAACCGCGAATAAATCGTCGTGGGTTATGACGAGCATACAAACGTATGCGGTCATACTTGGCGCGAGGCAATAAAGCCTCAAGCGCGGCACACTGTTTGAGAGCGCGATCAGCTCTCCAACTTGGACGGGATGTGACATCGTCCATAGAAGCACCCACCAACCCAGATTCAAAAATTTCCTTGTAGAGAGACATTTTTGGTGCTTGAAATCTTAAATTTTAAAAACTATATAACAAACAAAGCGTGGGGTGGTGGTGAAAGGCTAGGCCCTATCACTGTGGCCTCGGCTAACCATGCAAGCTTGTGGTGTGCACTACACATGGCGTTTCAATCCAACACATAACATAAGGTGGCCTGGCACAATAGTTTAACCTGAAGGTATCACAACCTACTACTAGACGCAAATACAATGCGACATCGAATACAGTTCTAAAACTATCGTCAGGGGTCTCCTATAATATGGTCGTCAATCAACAATCCGCGGTGGGTTCCTACTTTCTAATAAGACGCCTCCAGTCTCCTCGATTTTGGCAACGCAGACTCCCTTTCGGGCCGCTGTACCATCAATGATAGGGTTGCTGACTTGACAATGAACTATCCTAATATTTATTTGTATTTGTGGGTTTTATAATTTTGAAAATCTATATACAATCATACTAACACCCCTAATGGAATGAGAGTTTAGTATGTACTAGTTTCGGTAGCCTACATTCTTACGCAACCGACAGGAGGTACATCCTCCTTCGACATGGTGAAAACAAATAAGTGGAGGGTGTGTCAAATATGCCAAGAGAAGAATCCAACAGCAATGTGGTGTATTCATCTCGTGGTGTGATAATAAGACACGTTTTTCGGAAAGCAGGAAGGCTTCAAGAAGAAGCTTCCAAATCTAACCGTTTGCCAGAGAGGTAAGTGAGCCCTCTCTGGGACGTAAATGAGGTCGTAAAGACCAAACAGATCCAATAATGCACGGGATTGATAATCCTGTGTAATTAATCGACAATAAGAAGTAACACTTCAACAATACGTGGTTCACACGCAGAGTATCAGTGAACGACGTAAAATCAATCAAAGCACGGGAGCTTTCGCC